ACGTAACACTCTTTTGAGGTTAGCCAATGCTATTGTCAGATCTATTTATGTACCTTGCTTATGGGGAGTTATCCCAGATGGCAATCGGCACTAATAATCGTGGTGGAATAGACGAGTCTGATTACCCAACATTAATTAGCCACATTAATTTGGGACTCACAAATTTACATAGTCGCCTGCCTTTAAAACAGTCGCAGGTGATTATTACGCAGCAGTCAGATCGTGTTCTTTACCCATTAACATCCATTTATGCAATTACTTCTCCCTCAGTAGGAAATGATCGGTTTATTCTTGATTCTGCTGCAGAGCCTTTTGTAGATAATGTATTAAAGATCGAAGAGATTTACACAGAAAGTAATGTCTCATTGCCTTTGAATGATTCAGCCAAAGACAATTCGTTGTTTACGCCCTCATTCAACACACTTCAGGTGCCTACACCTGAGTCCAACAAACTACTTGCCGTACTTTACCGTGCAAACCACACGCAGCTGCCAGCTAAACGTGGGGTAGACATTAGTGCCATTGAACTAGATATCCCTGCAGTGCTTATTGAGCCTCTACTTACGTTTGTAGTTGGGCGTGTTGCTGCAGCAGGTAACAACCAGACCAGCATTCAAGAAGCAGCGGCTTATCAACAGAAGTATGAAGTGCAGATACAGCAAATTATTCAGTCTGGCGCGTTATCAGTGGATCGTCCCAGTAACTTACGCATGAGGAGCAACGGATGGGTATAACAGCTAATTTTGGGTTATCAGCCAGCACTGGTGGTGACGTTGCCTACGGTACGTTAGGTAAATACAAATATGTACAAGGCGATACTGGCCCACAAATACGCTTTACCTTTTCTAGCCAAGACACAGGGGCACTCACTGACTTATCAGGCGGACAAGTACTTTTACACTTACGTCCAGTAGGCGGTAGCGTAATCTTGACCCGTGCGTTAGTGGTTAGTACACCTGCGACTAATGGCGTAGCCATTGTCGCTTGGGAGCCAGGTGATTTAGATGTGGAAGAGGGTACTTACGAAGCTGAAATAGAAGTGATTCTTAGCAATGGAGTACGGGAAACTTTATTTGACATATTGGTTCTACAGATTCGAGCTGATTTTGCATGAGCATCAATGGCTCAAATATAACGGGCTCCCTAGACGCGGCTATTAGTCGTCTTGGATTATCAGCAGCTATCAGCCCCATTGATAGGCTTACTGTTACTGTTCAGCTAGGTAACTTCATCCTTCAACGCAAGATTAGCGACAGTTTCACGTCTGTCGATGATCTTGTGATGGAGTTCTTTAAGAGCCTTACAGACAATGCTGAACTCGCGGACTATGTAACCACAGACTTCATGAAGGGTCTAAGTGATGCTGGTTTAGTAAGTGACATTCAAGTACTGGCTTTCTTCAAGGGCTTAACAGACACCGTTGCTTCCACAGATGCCCTTGTTACAAGCTCTTCTAAGCCCCTACAGGACGCTTCAGCATTAACTGACACATTCACCCTCCTAGCTAGTAAAGCGTTCTTAGACGGCTCTAGGTTAAGCGACCGTGACGTATTGTCAGTTGGCAAGAACTTACACAACTCTGCTTCCCTGGTTGAGCAGTTTAGTTACAATTTAAGCAGGGGCATTGCTGAGGGAGCGGCAATAGGCGAAGCCTATGCAGCCGCTATCAGTAAACCATTCCAAGATGGCATCAACTTAGGTGACGATCACGTCGATCTTTCTACTCAAAAAGTAAAAGAAGACCAGGCGTTTCTGACTGAGGTAATCACCCTTACTGCAGAGAAGCTGTTAAGTGACGGTAGTATCTCCAATGACCAGCTAGTGTGGCTTATTCGTAAGCCCTTTAAGTACGATGCCACTAGTTTTGAGGACTACGTTACTTTATCCGCCCAAAAGGTACTAAACGAAGTTGCAGGCGCTTTTGACCGCATTAGTGAGTTTTATGTAGTTAAAGAGCTTGCTGACGCAACTGCTATTGGCTCACATCACGCTGTTACTCTGGCTAAAGCCACAGAGGATGTAAGTATTTTTGGTGATGCACACACAACCATTGTGCAAAAAAGCCTGAATGACACTTTAGTTACTGCAGACGCCATTGACGGTTCGGCATCCATTGGTGATGACCAAGCATTCCAGACCATTAAGGGCGCTACTGATGTAGGTCGCATTACTGATTCCATACGCATCTCATCCACGTTTAGACGCGCACTCTCTGACACGAGTGCTGTATCTGAAGATACACAACTGCACTTAAGCAAGTCAGTTGTTAATGACGCTGTCACATTCTTAGAACAGCTCTCTTTTACCTCAAATAAGCAACTTGTTGACCTCTTCTCTGTTACAGAGTTAATCGGCAAAGCTGCTACTAAATCGTTTGCCGACGCATCCAGCGTCAGTGACGAGTTCGCCAAGGTACCTACTAAGGTAGCTAGCGATACAACTGTGCTTGCCGATGGCATGGTTTTACTTTCCCAAGGCTACGTCAATGACGCCTTTTATTTTGCAGATGACTACACCGGTACATCTCGAACAGGTTAAACAACTAAGGAATTACACATGATTAATGAAAAAATGAAATTGGCTGGGCACGTAAGCATCGTATTACGCGATGCTTCTGGTCAGATTAAAGATGAACGAGAGATCAGAAACTTGATTGTAAACAAGGGCTTAGGCTACATCGCTTCTCGTATGGTAAATGCAGATAAGGGTATTATGACTCACATGGGAATCGGTTCTGGTACCGCAGCTGCTGATGCGGTTCAAAGCGATCTAGTGACCACTTTAGGTCAACGTGGTGCTCTAGCCTCTTCTACCATTGATGGCGATGCTGGTGAAAAAGTTGTGTACGTCGCTTCGTTTTCAGCAGGTGAAGGAACAGGTGCTGTAACTGAAGCAGGTATCTTCAACTCTAATGCGAACGATGCTGACATGCTTTGCCGTACTACATTTGGTGTAGTCAACAAAGCACCTGATGACACAATGGCTATTGCTTGGACAATTACTCTGTCTGCAGCTTAATAAAATAAGGGGTGATTAATGACTACAATTACAACGCGTAATGGTAAGGGATCACCCCTTACTTCTACTGAATTAGACGAAAACTTTACTAACCTAAATACAGACAAGGCAGATAAGACACAGGTATTAACTGACGTACCCGAAGACGCTGTTTTTACAGACACTGTTGATGATGCGAATGAAATACTTAGAAAGCTTAAAACGGTTGATGGGGAAGGTAGTCGATTAGACGCTGATCGCCTTCAAGGTCAACGTGCGAGTGCTTTCCTAACACCTACTGGTGATGGGTCTCAATTAACTGGTTTACCTAGTTCTACTGGTGCGACTGCAGAACAAGTACTTGCAATCGAAGCTAACACAGATAAGGTGTCTAACGTAGATCACCCTTTAGTTGAAACAGCAGTACCACTGAATGCTGTTTTCACTGACAACGATACAGTTTATGACGACTCTGCTTTAGCTGAAGCAGTTGCACTTAACACTGAAAAATTAACCAACTCAACAGATGCCTCAGACCTAACTTCAGGTACGCTAGCAGACGGCATATTCCCAAGCACATTACCCGCTATTAGTGGTGAGAACCTAACTAACTTGCCTTCATCTGGTGCTGCAACAACAAATGCTTCAGATTTAACATCAGGTACTTTACCAGATGGTAGATTCCCAGCTACGCTACCTACTATGAGTGGCGAGAACCTGACTGACCTACCTAATATAAATGCCTCAGATATAAGATCAGGTACTCTGCGAAGTGGTAGATTCCCTGACACATTACCAGCTGTGAGTGGTGCCAATCTAACTAACTTACCTACTTATGATGACACTGCTATACTTCTTGCAATTGGCCTTAACACAGATAAGGTAAGCAACGTAGAGCATCCGCTAGTAGAAAAGGCGGTTCCTGACGACGCATTATTTACAGACACAACGTACGCTGTAGGCGACGGTGGTCTGACTACTAATGATTTTACTGATGATGATCATACTAAGTTAAATAACATTGAAACCAATGCAGATGTGACAGATACAACTAATGTTGTAGCGTCTTTAACTGCAGGTAATAACATAACAATAGCCGCTGACGGTACTATAGCTTCGACCAATACGGATACAGTTTATGATTCAACAGCTATAGATATTGCAGTTGGATTAAACACTGATAAAGTAAGTAACGTAGACCATCCTTTAGTTGAGACTGCAGTGCCTACAGGTGCTTTGTTTACAGACACTACGTATACCTCTGCAAGCTTTACTCTTAGTGACTTACAAGGATTTAATGCAAACGAGCACATAAACTGGGGTGCTGCTAGTCAAGGGACTATACACTCGACAAACCTTCCAGCAATAGCTATAACTTCTGTACAGACCGCCACCAACAGACCCACTCATCTAGCTTTAACGACTGAAGAAGGTGACGTAGTAATACGTACTGACCAGAACAAGACGTACATACGCAATGCTGGTCTCGTTGGGGATCTAACCGATTTTACAGAGATTATCAGTCCTACGGGCGGTGTTACATCTGTCGATGGAGTCTCAGGCGCAGTTTCTTTGGATCACGATACCTTAACAGGTTATGTCGCTGCGGAGCACGTAGACTGGGCTTTAGCTGCAACTCCCAACATACACACGAGCAACTACACTAATACAGTTTACGATGATACCGATATAGTTGAAGCGGTGAGGCTTAACACTCTCAAGGTCTCCAACATAGCCCACCCTACCGTAGGCGTTGAGGTACCAACTGATGCTGTGTTTACCGATACTGATACAATCTATGATGACACGGCTTTAGCTTTGGCAGTCGGTTTAAACACCTCTAAAGTAAGCAATGTGGAACATCCTTTAGTCGAGACAGCAGTTCCAGATGGTGCTGTGTTTACTGACACTGTATTTACAGATGCTGATGCAGTATCTGCAGTAGTAGCCTCAGACCTCGACATGGACGGTAACAAGGTACTGTTCGGTAACGTCTACTCTTTATTGGAGAATCTCCCAGCTGCAGCTGACTACCACGGTATGTTCGCACATGTGCATAACACGGGTAGGGGCTACTTTGCCCACCAAGGCAATTGGGTAAGCTTAGCTAATGAGTCCGATCTAGCTGCAATTAACTCAGCTGTAGGGCTTAACTCCGCTAAGGTTACTAACTATGACCAATCTAAGGAAGACATTGAAGCTCTAGGCATAGCAGCAGACTCTATCACAGGTGCTTTACCTGCTATAGATGGCTCGGCTTTAACTAACCTACCTGATACGGGTACTACTTACGAAGTAGGTGATGGTGGACTGACCCAAAAGAACTTTACTACAACACTGAATACTAAATTAGCCAGTATCGCTGACTCTGCTAACAATTACTCACTACCTGACGATGTAGTACTTCAGGGTGAATTGATTGCGTGGGGCGGTGCGCTACACGCAACAGATGCCTTATCAATATCAGGTCATACTATTACGCTAAGGCGCGGCAATAGCGCTGTTGAGACCGTTATTGTTCCTGATAACGATACAACTTACTCGGTTGGCGATGGTGGACTAACCCAACATAATTTCACTACTGATGATCATAATAAGTTAAACGGTATCGCTGCTTCTGCCAATAACTACTCATTGCCTGCGAGTGTTATTCATCAGACAGAATTGAGTGATAGCGTTAGTGATAACAGCACAACTGTTGCAGCTAACGTTAAAGGAGTTAAGGCTGCGTATGATCGAGCATGGCCTAACACTGTTTATAATGACACCGCTTTAACTACCTCTGTAGCCGGTAAGTTGCCACTAACGGGCGGCAGTATGACTGGTCGCTTAAAGGTCTTAGATGTGAAAGAGACAGTCGTTGCCTTAACAGGAACTGCACCATCGCTTAATCCAGCAAACGGCACTATGCAAACGTGGACTTTACCTGGCACATCTAACCCGACATTTGATAGTGGCTTTGGTGATGGGGAAAGCATCACACTTATGATCTCTGATGGGTCAAGCCGCACAATCAGCTGGCCTGCCATTCAATGGGCTGGAGGATCACCTCCTGACCTAGCAACTTCTGGCTACACCGTCATTGTTCTATGGAGAGTCGGAAGCACTTTTTACGGGCAACATGCTGGGGATGTGTCTTAATGCTGACCCTTGCTAACAGACTTGGAAGCGTTGGTAATCCAGACGCTTCTATATTTAGTGTCACTTGTGCAGACGAGCCGGGGAGTACGCTCATACCTTGGAATGCGTTCTGGCTGATGATGGCTAGAGATTGGAATAGATATAGTCTACAGGAGCATGGCCCTAACACCGAAACCTTTATAGCGACTCAACTTAGCAACGGTCGGCCTCAATTTGCTATAGATGCCGATATAGCGGAATTGCTTCGGGTAGGAGCTCAAAACGGACACACTTTCCAAACCTCAAGTGGCGGTTTAAACACGACTTTCACACTGACGTTTCTTGGAACTGTTGATCAAAGTCTAACTATAGATTGGGGTGATGGTTCTACAAGCGGCTACTCAGGTAATGAAGTATCACACACCTATGCTGGAGTCAGTGACGGAGACACTAAAACCATTAGTGTTACCTGTGCGAGTGAGTTCTATTCTTCTCACATGACAACACTCTATAACTGGGGAACCACGGCATTTTCTAGCGGTAATGCACTACCTGAATGGCTAAAGTTAATCCAAGTTGATGTGTCTACGGATGTGCCTACCTTTGCTGCTGGAGCCACATTCGGTAGCTTCTATGGCAACTTCAATCTCAATATAAACGCAGATTTAACAGGTTGGGACGTTAGTAATGTAACCAATATGCAACGTGCGCTAACTAGCAGAACCTTCAACCAAGACATAAGTGGTTGGGACGTTAGCAATGTTAGTAACTTTGCATCCATGTTTTGGGAGGCAAATACTTTCAACCAAGACATTGGTAGCTGGAACATGGGCAATGCAACAACTATGTACGCTATGTTTAATCATTGCTACGTTTTTAATCAAAATATTAGTAGCTGGAATACAGGCAACGTGACCAATATGAAAAGCGTGTTCTACTATGCTTACGCTTTCAGTCAAGACATTCGTAGTTGGAACGTGACTGGAATTTCAGGTGCTGGAGAGGGCGGACCTTCTGGTCATTCATTTCTCAATATTTTTTTCCGTGCTGACGCTATGAACAGTCGCTTTGGATTTTCAACAGGAGGCACACAGAATGGTCAAAATCTCCCATACGCCCCGATACTAGCTTGGTTTAACTCAGATTAAAAGGAACACACTTATGTATTTAAGATTAATTGAAGGGGTTCCTGAGACATATTCAGCGGCCCAATTGCGCAGGGACAACCCGAACACTTCATTCCCTAGAAGCCCGTCAAATGAACTACTGGAGTCTTATGGTCTTTTTAAGTATTCGATAACGCCACCTACAGGCAGTGCGGTTAACAGTATTAAAGGCACACCTGAGTTCGCTCTAGTGAATGGCAGTTGGGTGCTGGGAAGCCAGTACGTTCTCTTATCAGATGCACAGTTGGCTTCTCAGGCAAGGGCGACACGCACCCGTTTATTGGCTAATACAGATTGGACAGCCGTGAGCGATCTTACAATGTCTGATGCTATGACAGCCTATCGTAGTGCCTTGCGTAATTTACCAGAGCAAGACAACTTCCCTGCAACAATTGTATGGCCCACACAACCGGAATAGATCACTAGAACCAGGAGTAAAAAAATAGCATGAGTATAGAGTATAGCGGCGAAACCTTTTCTGGTTACAACAAGCCTAAGCGCACCCCTAAGCATTCTTCAAAGTCTCACGTAGTTTTAGCCAAAGAGGGATCTACCATTAAGATGATCCGCTTTGGTGAGCAAGGCGCTAAGACAGCAGGCGCACCCAAGGCAGGTGAGTCAGCAGCAATGAAAGCAAAACGTAAGTCATTTAAAGCAAGGCATGGTGCGAACATAGCCAAAGGTAAAATGTCAGCGGCTTATTGGGCCGATAAATCAAAATGGTAGGAGTAACGTATGGCTGTTAAAAAACCAGTTCCTAAAGGGTCTCACAAAATGCCTAATGGAAAGATCATGAAAGATTCTGCAATGCCTAAAAAAGGGGCAAAGAAAAAAGTAGCGATGAAAAAAGGCGGTTACTAAAAGTATGGGTATTTTAAGTACGATTTTTGGTACAGGGGATGTCATTAGTAAAGGGCTTGACCTCATTGATGACATCCATAGCTCTGAGACTGAGCTAATCGAGGCAAAGTCCAAAGCAAAAACACAGCTTATGCAAAGTTATGCGCCGTTTAAAATTGCACAGCGTTACCTTGCTTTGATGTTTGGTTTGTCCTATGTCACAGCATTTTGGCTGTGTATTGGATTGGTCTTTTTAGATAAGCCTATGGACCCTGTGATCCAAGTTATGGAAGTGTTCAGCATATCTATGATCATGCTAATTATCGTCACTTTTTACTTTGGTGGCGGGCTTGCAGAAGGCGTTATAAGTAAGCGCAAAGCATAGCTACTCCCTTTCACAAACCCACGTAAGTGGGTTTTGATTGCCTGACGTTCTATAACAAAGTCCTATGAAGGTAATTCGCCTTCCAAATACATATACTACATGTTGTTCCCCACCCACACATAACAGTTGAGTTGATAGGCATGCTTGAGCAACGCTTTGACAGATTAGACGCGAAAGTCGATAAGATAGCGGATGCTATGACTAAGCTTATTGAGCATGACACAAAAATAGAAGGGCTCGTTAGGCATAACACTGTACAGGATGACCGACTAAATAAGCATTCTGGGGAAATTGATAATCACGCTATTAAGCTAGCGACAGTCACTAAAGCCGCTGGAACAAACGAATGGTTTATTCGTGTTTTGATTGCTGGTTTAGTGACTACCATGTTCTTTCTAGTAAGGGGCTAACTAGATCACTGCCTTGTTCTTCTTTCGATCCATCCGTTAATCGAATCTTCACAGACTAGTCCCGCCGACAACAATTCATTTATAGAATCACAAGTCGCATCTATTTCCCAGCGCTCTTGGGTATAGACAGCTAGTTGAGTCTCACCTGAAATAGTAACCAGCATGTATGTCCGGATATCTACAGTGTTTGTGATAGGGGTAACGTTCATTTTAATATGACCTTCTTTGAGGTTTAATTAGTACACCCGACGTAACTTAGCTGAGATATTAAGGAATGCCAATATAATCTACTAAAATAGTTGATTATATTTCTTACACTTTTATGTCCCCCAACGCGCTTTAATCCCTCTGGTATCAATATGGGTAAAGGAGCTGTACTTACCAATACCAAACTGACTGGGGTATAGGGTGTCTAAGTAAGTGTAAACGTCACCAGGTGTGGCTCCTTTTACAACAATGTCAGCTGCACGCCCATGCTTGTGCTGTGATCGAGGCGAGCCCCCTATGTGACTGTTGTGTGTCTCACAACGGGCTGAACTGTTAATGTTAACGGGAGCATCAAAATGCTTACGGAGAACCGTAAGCACCTCAATTAACTCTGCGTCCACTGTGTCAAAGCCACATCCGCACGAACATGCAAACTCACTTCTATCAAAGTAAGGTGAAATACTCATTTATGCTCCTTGGAGGGCTAGTTTAAGTTCAGTGAAACCACCAACGTGGTCATAGTTAAAGTAAATCTGCGGGACTTCTACGAATCCCGCATCTTTAATCATTGCTAGTGCATGTGCGTTCTCAGGTGAACGGACGTTCACATAAGTAAAGCTTTTGCCTTCAGTAGCAAGTAATTGGATGGCTTGTTTGCAGTAGGAACACTGAGTGTGCCCATAGACTTTGTACATTACATCACCCCTACTTCAGCAAAGCCCATAACAATTTCACGACAAATGTCTGAACGGACAATGTCGTCAAACTCATTAAAGTCAACATGCTGGACCATACGGGTTAAACGAGGAGACTTCTCACGGAGGTCTAGGAAATGACTTAAGCCAGAGCCCTGCGGTAGATCACATTGTGCTAAGTCACCACACAGCACAAGCGTAGAATTCTTACCAATACGGGTCACAATGGATATGAGTTCTTCCAGTGTGCAGTCTTCTGCTTCATCCACAATGATGAATGCGTTTGACCAGGAGTTACCCTTCACATTCTCAAGAGGTACGAAGTCAATCATGTGGATTTCTTCTTTGAGCATGTAACTAAGTTGCCCATGTGAGAACTCCTCACTCAGGGCCCCTAGAATCGGTCTGAGCCAGTGTTTCATCTTCTCCTCATGAGTGCCCTTGGCAAAGCCAACCGACCTAGAGGCGGACACTGCTGGACGCATAAGGATGATTTGAGAGACAGCTGACTGTTTTAACCAGAGTGCGGCAATTCGTGCAGGGATATATGTCTTGGATGTACCTGGGTATCCGGTAGCAAAAGTAATGGGAGAACTCTTAATGTTGGTGATGTACTCAGCCTGTATTTGGTTAAGCGGCTCAAGAGGTGCAGCTGGTTGCCAGGTATTCTCAGCTTTTTCGGAACGACTAGCAGTTTTTCTAGCAGTTTTGCCCATAGTTTTAGTCCTTAGATGCGTTAACAAGGTGGTGGAGTGCTTTCAATGGTGAAAGGTTCGGCAGGCATTTATATACTGGGTACGTTCATTTTTATTAGTGCAAAAGGTTTTTATGACTACATTGACTATTACCGCAGATAACCACTACACACTCAACATGGTTTACAAAGATGAGGCGGGTTATGTGATCAATCTTGATGGTGCAACGGCTAAATTTGTAATGCGACGTTCAATGTACTCGCCGGTACTGATTAATCGCATTGCAGTGATTACTGGTGAGACTGGCTCAATTCTTATTGAGTTAACTCCAGCAGACACTGCTGAGCTACTTGATAAAGTAATTGAAGAGCAATTCGTATTTGGTGTCAGCCTAACGCAGGCAGATGGTACGAAAACCGTGATTACCTCTGGTGAAGTATCCCTTCAGCAAAATATTGCACGAGATTAAAGCATGACTGATCAATCACTGGACATAACGGTAAGCAATCCTACCGTTGTAGTTACCCCTGCTCAAAATAGCACAGTAACTATTAATGCAAACGATGCGACAGTGGTTGTGGCTGAGTCATCAAACCAACTGACCCTTTCTCCTACTGCCATACAAACAGTGGAAGTCTATGATCCAACACAGGGTTTAAAGTTTACGACTAACCCTAACAACCCGTTCTTGAGTACGGCAACGTGCAACGCAACAGTGGGTAACGTTGTCTCTGTAGCAGGCTTTTGTGCCATAACACTGCGGTGGGTTACCACAGGCGACAGTGCACACGTAAATATTTACCGTGCTACATCCACTAACTTTGCTCATGCTGAAAGGATTGGTGACAGTGACGAAGAAGCTCACACAGATACTGTTGAACCAGGGGTGGCATACACCTATTGGTTTGAGCCAGTGGACTACAATGGCACTACAGGGCCCCTATCCTTGCCTCACAGCGCTACAAGCGGTAATAACGCAATTGGGTTTGTAGAAGCGTTAGGTGATTTAACTGCAGCTCACCTTAGCCCAGAGCTAACAAACCTGCTTAACCAAATTATTGGTGATTCTGCAGATGAACAAGCTGCTTTGCGTGATGGTGCAATTAGCGACCAAGCCATCTACATTGATTCTCAATACGGGCAGCTACTACAATTTGTGAACCAATACAAAGCAGAGATGGATACTGCTGATAGTTACTCTTTGGCTCAACTAGAATCCCAGTCCCTGTACTTTGCCACACAAACAATTGCACTAGCACAACAAATTAATGCTCTTTCTGCTTCTGTAGCTACGGATATTGCCGCAGCAAACGCTGCTATTACCCAAGAACAGACGACCCGTGCTAACGAGATTGAAGCTGTAGCGTTAACAGTAACCACATTAGATTCGACATTTAGCACAGATCTTTCTGCTACCAATGCACTTATTAGTAGCGAGGCTGGAACGCGTGCCAACGCGGTGGAAGCCGTAGCAGGGGAGGTTACCCGGTTAGAGACAGACTTTCAGACAGATCTTACCTCAACCCAATCACTACTGACACAAGAAGCCAGTACACGTTCTGCAGAGAACTTGGCTCTAGCACAGACAGTTACCCAATTGTCTGCAGACCTTACGACCAACGAAAACAGTATTAACGCTTCACTGAGTAATCAGAACTCGACTTTAGCTACGCTTGATAGTGCTTTGGCTTCGACTCAGCAGTCGTTAGTAGCTAATTACGACACACTCAATGCGGGTATCACCTCAGAAGCCAACGTCAGGGCTTCAGCAGCGGGGGCGTTAGCAGGACGCTTAGATACGTTAGAAGCGGGGGATTCAACCACAGGATCTGTGGCGTGGGCAACGAATAACACACTGGTAACTGCTAACTCTTACGCTGATGATATCGCATCTGATGCAGCACAATCTTTAAGCGAATCAGTGGATACTTTTGGTTCCCAGCTAAGTAACCTACGTGTACAAGCGCGTCAGGGAAACAACCTGTTAGATATGTCTGTGTGGGTGCCTCAATCAATTGACGACAGTCTAGTGGGCGTCAACGGTGGTGAATGGATTCTTAACGGCTTACCGAGCGAGAACACTCTTTTACTGCACAGCGAAGGCCCAAGCGGGCACTCTGATGTGGTGTGGCAAGCTAAATCCATTAACGGCAATGCTGATGGTGGGTGGAATACAGGAAGCTTTGATGTTGATTCCAGTAAGACTTACCGGGCTGTTGTTTGGATTAAGAAGATGGATACCAATGATGGCACCACTTACTTTGGCTGCATGGGAAACATCCAGAAGAATCTGAATGGATCGGCTAACTTTAATCCGTACTTCTTCACTGGTGATGTACCGGAGCTCAATAAGTGGTACTTATTAGTGGGTATACTTCACGGCGCTAGCTATGAAGGGGGTTATTCAAGTGTATCGGGTGTCTACGACCCTACTACAGGCGAGAAAGTAGTAGATTGTACAGAGTTCAAGATGGACTCCAATACTACAACGCAGTCGCACCGTAGCTACTTGTACAGCACAAATACTTGGGACGTTATCCAGTATTTTGCCTATCCCCGCTTTGAGGCAGTAGATGGTAATGAGCCTAGTCTTGGCGCATTAATGTCCACCAGTGATTTCGTCAATACTGTGTCAGTCACCAAGAGATCTGTTGATGGAATACTTGGTGAGTACGCTGTTAAGATTGATGATAACAATCGTGTAGCAGGCTTTGGTTTAATCAATGGCTCAGGTACATCAGCCTTTGATATTGTGGCAGACAAGTTTTCTATAGCTAATCCAGACACACCCACCACTAAAGACTTTTACTACGATACCGTCGCTAATACATTAAAGTTCCGTGGGCAACTTATTCTCAGTAATGGGACAGGCGGCACGTATACTGTGTCTGACGTTAGTGATATTCAGGCTCAAGACGGTAGAGGCGTAGACTTTACAACTGAGCTGTACCAGAGAAGCTCATCTAATACTAGAGGATATTCGGGTTGGGGCACTTATGCAGACGCCCTCCCTTTAAGCGATACTGAACCTTTCTTGTGGAACAAGACTACCACTACTTACACTGATGGCACTGACTACACTAACGTTAGGGTTATAGCGCAGAAAGGTGATAACGGTGAACCAGGCAATCCTGGTTCTGGCGGTGCAGGCTTTTACCGTTATGGGTCAAATACGGGTAATTGGCCTGGGAACGCCACAGTAAACACTCGCTTAGAGTCAGTTGCTGGGCGTCCACCCGTTCAAGATGACGTATTCACTATTTACAAGAACAGTGACCCCGCCGTAAGCAATACAAAACGCTATGATGGAAGCGCATGGGTTGCTGCAGCGCTGTTAATTGATGGGGATATGATTGCCACAGGCACTATCGCCGGTAATAGAATTGTAGCTGGATCACTTACAGTAGACACAGCCAATATAACTGGAAACCTAGAAGCAAATAGAATTAGTACGAGTACTGGTGCAAGCAGGATAGAGATAACTAACACTGCTATTAATGTCTACAACAACGGTACGCTAAGGGTAAAGATAGGGAACTTGAGTTAATGGCTTACGGACTTGAAACACGAGATAGCAGTGGTAACGTAACTTTTTCATCATCAGATGTGACATGGAACCAAGTAGGATTCTTTGCAATTTATGGCGGTCAATCTGTCTCACGGTCATATCCTATTATTGCAGGAAGGCAAACACTTATCATGCAAGTACAAATAAATAGCCCACCTATGAATAGAAAGGCAATTGCATTCTCTACTAGCGTGAGTGGTGCAACTGTCTCTGTATCCGGTGGATCAGAGGACACATACATACTGGTGTTAATGAAATGAGTGATGGTTTTATTGCGTACAACGACAACAACGAAGTTCTTATATCTAGTGATAGCCGGAACTTACATTTTATACAGAAGAAAACAACGCCTACATCTACAGTATTTTCTCTTAGTAGATACGGGGGAATGCGTAAGTGGATCTATAGTATAACTAATGTTAGCGTCACGCCTGTTCCGTTTATGTACATGCCTACGGAAGACTTTTACGCCGTTGACCGTATAGAGAACAAAGGGGGAGGTAACTGGGATATAGAAGTTATTCGCTCAGGCACTTCTTCCTCTACTCCCGACTTGTACATATTCGGTGATCCTCGTGCCAGTACGTCAACAGATAGCTATGGAATGATGGTGTACCAAGATGATGGTACTGCAGCTTTTGACAGCAGGCTACGCCCCTTAGCTATTACAGGGGGGTTAAGTGTATCTCACCCAAGTAACCCAAGACCAAGCATCGATTCCTCAAACGTTAGTGCTAAGAATTGTGCAACTACGATGAGAAGTCACTTTGCCCCTAATCAATTTAACACCCAAGTGGTGTCTAGCCAGCCTACTAAGGCAATATTCTGTTTCCTAAGCCTAGCACAAGCAGAGCGACAGTTTACTGTTTCAGCGAGCGAGACTGTGTGCGACGGTGTCTCAGTGTACGGCAACTGCGTTGGCATACGTAGGGACTATGACTGGACCTCCACCTACTGGGCATTCTATCGAGGGGGTATCAGATGGACTGGATCAGTCATAGAGGCTGGGTGGATCACGGTTGAGAAAGGGTGTAACTGGACCTACGATGTAGACAGTTACTTCGTAGGTATTGGTACCGGTGGGGATACAGGTACAGGCGGTAATTGGCCTTACAGCAACGAAACCATAAATACTTCTGCGGTTAGTGTAATTATCGCAGATGGGGCTAGATATGATTAAGCCATTTAAGATTCTATCCACTGTCACAGAACCAGAAGGCAGTACTGGTGTTCACTTTGAGGTCACCAAAGGTGTTGTTGTGGACGAGCACAGGACACGTACCTTTAAGCTGCGGGCATACCTATCTGTCCCCGTAGATGCAGACATAGACGCTGCTTTGTTTGCTTTTTTAGATGAGGGAGGTTGGGTATGACACACCAAGTAGCTGAGATTTACACTTCAGGTGAGCACATAAAGAAGACCTTCGCTTACACCGAGCAGCCAGAATATCTGTACGACCAATTAAGGGAAGTCTTCCCCTGGATCAATAGAGAGAACTACATTTCTATTTCCACCCCCACTTATCACGAAATTCTTGAAGAGCAAGTCATGACATGCTGTTTGCCACGGGGGTATTCTGTTGCCATGTTCGGGGAGAATACCATGCTAACCGCTAGAAAGTTTTGTATGGAGTCTGCGACTAGCTACATCAGGGCGTACTACCCATATACAGGGGATACACCAGATTGGCTCCCAGAGGGGTGCATTCTAATGTTCTACACAGAGAATGTGGCGGAGTACGGAAGACCTTTCACTGAACAGTCTGCTACCTTTGGTGATTACTATTTTAAAGGTGATCCGGGGGTTGTTGAAGCTGCTTTTGATTTACCGGAGAAACGAGGCGGTGAATCTACTTACTACGGGGTGACTATGGTTAATGACAACGTCACCCGTGTAAAGCAGTACTGTTACGATTCACAGAGCACCTTCTTTAACTGGATTGCTTTGTACAATCTGGTCACAGGAGCGGATGGATCTACTGGCTGTAGACTCTAATATGAGTGAAACCAGTAGAATAGAGTTCTCAACCAAGTCCATAGAAATTGATAGCAGTGATGGCAACCTACTGGTTGAAGCAGTCACATTAGTTCTTGTGATCGCAGCCTTATACATCGGCAAGAAGATTGTTGATAAGTATTTTAATTAAGGAATACATTACTCCCCTATTGTCTAAACACAACATGTAGTGGTTAATTGTGCATTAAACCACAATATATTGTATTTTTATAAAATAAACCGTTAGAATATAAGCACTTACCGGTTACCAAGTGCCTCGTCTTACTTTGGCTTCTATAATAGAAAGTCATCTCTCATCACATAGGTATCTCTCCAAATGAATGACTCTGCTATTAAAGTATCAGAGGTTGAGGCCAAGGGCTTAACAGGCTGGGCTAACGAACCTTCTGTTACAGACCTCAAACAAGATTTCACTGACGCTAAGAACGAGGCTGATACACATGTATCAGATGTTAATCGTTGGCTTGATAATCTAAATGTAACTGGTAGCGCTAAGATCAACACCCCTGAAGGCAACTCAAAGTTACAGCCTAAACTAATCCGTAAGCAGGCTGAGTGGCGTTACTCCGCTTTATCTGAGCCTTTCTTAAGCACGCCAGACGTATTTAACGTCGCTCCCGTTACCCATGAGGATCGGGAAGCTGCAAAGCAAAATGAGTTGGTTCTAAATAACCAGTTCAACACCAAGATTAATAAAACCCAGTTTATCGACGAGTACATTCGCACTGCAGTGGACGAAGGTACTGTTATCGTCAGAGTCGGATGGGACTATGAAGAACGTGAAGAAGTGCGCTCTAAAACTGTCTATGACTATGTCCCTGCAAACGATCCCTCGACCTTTGCCCAGTATCAACAACTGGCTTCCCTTGCTCAGAGCAACCCTGAGTCCTTCGCATCTCAAGTCCCTGAACACTTGCAAGAGGCATTGCGCCTTTCAATGGAATCAGGACAGATGCTCGTTCCGGTAGAAGCAGGCACCGAAGAAGTCACAGAAACTGTGACTGTTCGTAACCTACCTACATTGGAAATATGTGATTACCGGAATGTTGTTATCGACCCCTCTTGTGGCGGTGACTTCACGAAAGCACGCTTTGCTGTGTACTCATTTGAAACGTCATTAGACGAGCTCAAACGAGATGGTAAGTACAAAAACTTAGAGAAGATTAACATTACCAACTCAACGATTCTGGGCAATCCAGACCACGTTGCAAGTGACAATAGTTCCTTTAACTTCAATGATGAGCCACGTAAGAAGTTCGTTGCTCATGAGTATTGGGGCTACTGGGATATTGACGGTGATGGTATTGTAAAACCAATCGTTGCTGCATGGGTGGGCGATGTACTGATCCGTATGGAAGATAATCCATTTCCAGATCAAGCCTTACCTTTTGTAGTCGTACCTTATCTCCCAGTCCGTAAAAGTTTACACGGGCAACCTGATGGGGAATTACTGGAAGATAATCAGAAGATTATTGGAGCCGTTACTAGGGGTATGATTGATATCCTAGGTAAGAGCGCTAACGGTCAAACCGGTGTTCGTAAAGATGCACTGGATTTAACCAACAAGCGTCGCTTTGATAAAGGGCTGGACTATGAGTTCAACGCTAACGTTGACCCTCGCCAAGCCATCTTCATGCATACTTATCCAGAAATCCCTAACTCCGCTCAAATCATGTTGCAGTTGCAAAATGCAGAGGCAGAGTCACTGACAGGCGTTAAAGCATTTAACACTGGTATCAGTGGTCAGGCTTTGGGAGACACCGCTACAGGCATCCGTGGGGCGCTTGACGCATCCTCTAAGCGTGAGCTTGGGATACTACGTCGATTGGCTGACGGTATTATTCAGATTGGTCGTAAGTTTATTGCGATGAATGCTGAATTCCTATCTGAAGAAGAAGTCATTCGTATTACTAATGAAGACTTTGTGACCATTCGTCGTGATGACTTGGGCGGTAACTTTGACTTAAAGCTGTCTATTTCTACTGCAGAGGAAGACAACCAGAAAGCGCAAGAACTGGCATTCATGTTACAGACTATGGGTAACTCGATGGACCCATCAATGTCTAAGATGATTCTTTCTGACATTGCCCGTCTACGTAAGATGCCAGATCTTGCTAAGAAGATTGAAGACTATGAGCCACAACCAGACCCAGTTGCACAGCAAAAAGCCCAGCTAGAACTAGCCAAGCTACAAGCTGAGATCCAGGAACTTCAGAGCCGTGCTCAAGAGAACCAGGCACAGGCGCAATTGGATATGGCTAAGGCAGGTGCTGAACAAGTGAAGGCCGGTAACGTACAGGCTGACACTGATATGAAGAACTTGGACTTTGTAGAGCAAGAGTCTGGCGTTAAGCAAGAACGTGATCTACAGAAACAAGGTGAGCAAGCTAAATCTAACGCCAAGTTAGAAATGGTTAAAGCATCTATTAACAGACCACAACAAACTAATTAATTCCTTCCCCCTGATGCACCCCTTCCGGGGTGCGTCTTTCCTACTTAACTCCCATTCGGGAGGACACGGAGTACTATGCCTACCAACATTGAATCACTAGAGTTGAACATTCGCGCTGCCAAAAAAACAGCAGAACTGGGTAAATCCCTTGATCGACTTACACACAACAACGACTTCAAATCCCTGATCATTGAAGGCTACTTTGAAAAGGAAGCCATTCGTCTGGTGTCCCTTAAAGGTGACCCAAACATGCAGGACGCAGAGAGCCAAACCTCTTTGATTAAACAGATGGACGCTATTGGTGGCTTACGTCAGTACTTATCTGCGGTGCTACAACTAGCACGTATGTCAGAGAAAGCACTCATCGAGGACGAAGAAACCCGTGACGAGATCATGGCAGAAGAGGTGTAACTTATGGATGACGAGCTGCTGAACGATGATAACTTGCTAGAATTGTCAGATGAAGAAATTCTGTCAATGGATGCACCTGATTCTATGAGCAGCGCTGATGCGGAAGTGGGTGAAACCCCTGAAGCAGACAGCGGTGACGAAGTAGAACAAGCTGAGCCCGCTGAAACGAACGAAGAAGACACCTTAGAAGAACAGGAAGAACCTGTCGATGAGTCACAGCAAGACATGTTTGATAGTGATTCTATGGAAGAAGATTCATCTGAAGAAGAGGAGTCCTCAGAGGAGGATGATACTGATGAAGAAGACAGTACTTCTAATGAACTTGACTATAAGAAAGAATACAACAGAGTCATGGCACCATTCAAAGCGAATGGAAAAGAGCTGAAAATTGACTCGGTAGATGAGGCTATTCAGTTAATGCAGATGGGCGCTAATTACGGCCAGAAGATGACTGCATTAAAACCAAACCTCAAACTACTGAAGATGTTGGAGAACAATAGCTTATTAACTGAAGCGAAGTTAAGCTATCTCATAGATCTGGACAAGAAGAATCCAGATGCCATCAAACAACTTATCCAGGACAGCGGCATTGACCCACTGGATGTAGATACCTCTGATAACACCGACTACAAACCAAACACTTACACTGTACACGACAAAGAAATTGAACTAGATGCGGTACTTGAAGAAATTCAAGACACTTCGACATACAGTAAAACTATTGACCTCGTAAGCAACAAGTGGGATGAAGCAAGTCGCAAAATCGTTGTAGATAATCCGCAGATCATAAAATTAATCAATGAGCATGTGTCTAATGGCATCTATGCACAAATTGATTCTACGATCCAAAGAGAGCGGATGCTCGGTCGGTTGAATGGGCTTTCAGATATTGAAGCCTATCGGCAAATAGGTGACCAGATTAATGCGAGTGGCGGCTTTGTAAATGATACACAAAAGCCCACCCCACAACCTATATCTACTCCTAAGCCGAAGAAACAACCTGACCCGAAAATGGCAAGTCGTAAGAAGGCCGCAGCACCTACAAAGTCTGCACCTACTAAATCGACTCTTCCAGCCGACTTCAACCCACTCAATCTGAGTGATGAAGACTTTGAAAAACTCGTTTCTTCAAAATTTAGTTAAATTTATATTTATGTTTACTAGGAGTAAATAATAATGGCACAAGCATATAATGATCCTGCTGGCGGAACAGCTTCCGACGTTGGAAGTCAAATCCGTACGGATTACCACGTTAAAAAAGCCCTGATTGAAACTGTTAAAGAACAGTATTTCTCTCAATTAGCCGATGTTACTGCAATGCCTAAGAACTTTGGCAAGAGCATCAAGCTATACCACTACCTTCCTTTGTTAGATGACCGCAACACAAACGACCAAGGCATTAATGCTTCTGGCGTTACAATTGATGATGGTAATCTCTACGGTGGTTCTAAGGACGTAGGCGCTATCCCCGGTAAGTTGCCTGCTCTTTCTGAGCAAGGTGGTCGTGTTAACCGTGTTGGTTTCAAGCGTGTAGAGTTAGAAGGCTCAATCGAGAAGTTTGGTTTCTTCGATGAGTACACTCAAGAGTCTTTGGACTTTGACACTGACGGCGAATTGATGATGCACATTAACCGCGAAATGCTTCGTGGTGCTAACGAGATCACTGAAGATGCTCTTCAGGTAGATTTGTTAAACGGTGCAGGCACTATCCGTTACGCAGGCGCAGCAACTTCTAATGCTACTGTAGCTGAAGACATGTTGGTTACTTACTCAGACTTGATGAAGTTAGCCATCGACTTGGACAACAACCGTACACCTAAGCACACTAAAGTGATCTCTGGTTCACGTATGGTAGACACCAAGACCATCGCTGCTGCTCGTTGCATGTACATTGGTTCTGAGTTGATCCCAACTCTACGTGCTATGACTGACCTGCACAACAACCCAGCGTTCGTTCCAGTACAGCAGTATGCTGATGCCGGTAACGTGCTAAACGGTGAGATTGGTTCTGTAGATCAGTTCCGTATCGTAGTTGTACCAGAAATGATGAAGTTTGCTGGCGCTGGTGATGATGACGCAAATAGCGTTTCTCACACTACCAATGACAAAGTAGACGTATTCCCAATGCTAGTTGTTGGTGACGGTGCTTTCACTACTGTTGGTTTCCAAACTGACGGCAAATCTGTGAAGTTCAAGATTACTCACAAGAAGCCTGGTGAAGCGACTGCTGATCGTAGTGACCCATACGGCGAGACTGGCTTTATGTCAATCAAGTGGTACTACGGTTCTTTGATCTTACGTCCAGAGCGTATTGCTGTTATCAAGACTGCTGCTTCTTTGTAGTCTGACTGAAAGCCCTGCCTCTTGGCGGGGCTTTCTTTTTCCTTCCTTCCCTAATTTGAGTATCCCACTATGACAGATGAAATAATCCAGGATGAGCTAAGTGTTTTAAAAGCACGCGCTGACCAAATGGGTGTTAGTTATAGCAGAAACATTGGTGCAGAAAAACTGCGTGCACGCATAGCAGATGCACTTACTGATCAAGAACCTGTCGCTGAGGCTCCCAAGAAAGAAGCCGTAGAAACTGCAGGGCAACGTCGCAATCGCTTACGTAAAGAAGCTAGCGCACTGGTTCGAGTACGCATTACTTGCATGAACCCCAACAAGCGTGAGTGGCAAGGTGAAATCTTCACTGTCTCTAACGCAGTAGTCGGTACATTCCGTAACTATGTGCCCTTTAATATTGAGGATGGCTGGCATATTCCAGAGATCATTCTTCAACAAGTTAAAGCCCGTCAGTGTCAGATATTTAAGACAGTTAACGGCCCTCGTGGTGAGAAGCTCCGTAAAGGTACTTTGATCCCTGAGTTCTCTATTGATGTGCTTCCGCCATTAACAGAAAAAGAATTATCAGATCTAGCTAAGCGCCAAGCAATGGCTGGCAGCATCGAGGATTAATTATGGAAGTTGCTGATATTACATCAGGATCACTTAACGGCACGGGAGTCTTTGACTCCTTGATGCGTGCCGTAAAGGTGCATCTGGATCAGGAGTACAAGAAGAACCGTTTCTCTGGCGAAGACTACTCTACGCTTTATATGGGTGCGATGAACGCAGTACTGCAGCAATCCATTCAATATGCGCTAACTAAAGAGCAGTCTGATGGACAGGCAGCACTGTTGGCGGCACAAGCCTCTAAGACTGCTGTAGAAGAACGGTTAGTCACTCAGCAGCTACAGAACTTGGCTACTGAACAACTGAACCTAGTAAAGCAAGGTGCTCAACTAGATAAGCAGAATTTGTTATTGGATGAACAGGTTATTAAAGCAGTCGAAGACACCGCTTTGGTTACCCAGCAAAAGCTTAACCTTGTTGCTGAGAAATCCAATACTAACTTAACTGGCCTTAAGATCTCTGCAGAGACTACTTACCTAGGTCTACAGCAAACCAAGTTAGGTTCTGACAAGTTATTGGTTGACCGGCAAACTGCTAATCTAACTCTGGATGCGGCGAATACCCCCTTACAAGGGAACCTAATTAACAAGCAGATTGATAAACTGGCTGAAGATGTCATTGCATCGAGCGCACAGCGCACACAGTTAGCTAAGCAAGGTCTATTAGTTGATTCACAAACTAATAAGACAACACAGGAAACAGCGGCTGTTATCGCTGGCATTAGTAAGATCAACAAAGAGGTTGAAGTTCTGGATCAGCGTAAAGCGACTGAGGAAGCACAGATAGCCGATAACGTTGATGGTACTCCTGTAACTGGTGTTCTAGGTAAACAGAAGAGCTTGTATCAAGCTCAGACAGACGGCTTTGCACGCGATGCGGAGCAGAAGCTTGCTAAGACGTTCTTAGATATTTGGTCAGTGCAACGCACAACAGACGAAGGCTTTACTGTAGCGGGAACTGGTTTGTCGAACACAGAGATTGGTACAGTGGTGGCGAAAGCTAAGCAAGGCATTGGCGTTTAATGTTTAATCTTTTTTGGAAGGGATAGGGGGCGCAAGCCCCCTTTTTTAGGTTATGGGTTTTTTCTCTAGTAAACGTAAAGTCTCGGTTGCAGCTAACTCTGTTCCTATAATAGATCGTGAAGTTGATCTAATAGGTGAATCCCTTATGCGAGCTATCCTACGGAAAGGTAACATTTCCTCTGGGATAGTTGAAGACATGGTTAACTCAAATGGGCGTAACATTGTACGCGCCTACAACTACGCTAAGAGCGATTATCACTACGGGTTACCCAGTGGCACTACTGAGGTTGTAAACTACACTGAGAGTGCCTTAATAAGCGCTGTAGAGGCATCAACCGGTGACACAGTACTTGAACTGCGTGAAGTCTTACATGACAGTGGTAATCCGGGAATCGAAGCCACCTGGTATTTGGATACTGTACGCAATAGGTCTTTATTAACTGGCGAGCTAGCCACCTTACCCCCTACTTTAATTACAGAAATAAATTCCATCTGGAATAATTGGGTCAATTCTTGTAGTAGCACACTTGCCGCTCACAAGAATGACATCGAAGCAGATTACCCTTCTACAATGCTCTACGTTACAGAGAATGCTACAGACGCCAGTAACAACCCTTGTACAAAAAACATACAAGACGTTGTCAGCGTAGCGGCAGAGTATTTCTATAATGACAGCCGTTCGCATAGTACTCAGGTAGATGACATTGATTATCTGGTAGACAGTACGGGCTACCCAACTGGGCATAGATACACTTATACAACCCGTCAGCACTTCGCACTGACTGGTGTGGTTTCTTATGTACTAAGTACTGTACGTACTGTAACTCCTGAATATGCTGACGGAACCTTTGGAGCGCCTTACACTGAGTTTGTTCCTGACAATCGTATCAACACTAACTACCCATTCAGTGATGTGTCGAACCATACTTTCACAGAAACCACAGCTCTTGCGGGCACTTACGACTTTAGAGCCTTAAAGTATTACGTACAGTACGCATTAGCTGATGGTTCAGTTAAATCGTGGCTGTATGACACCAACAGTAATACTTACCCTGGCTTAGATTATACGGAGGCTGCTGGATCAGAGTCTCCTTTCTACCCGGTTGTCCCATTACGGTACGAGAACACAGACTACTGTCACGAAGACGAGTGGGACACAGTGCGTTACCTGACGAGTAAGAAATTACTTAGTATTATGGGTATGGATATACAAGCGTTACGTGAGGGTATTAACGAGAACCCTAACATTGATGACGTAGACCATGCATATTTCATGTTTGGTGTGCAGCTCCAAGACGAAAGCAAGTCTGCTAAACGTTATCTGTGCGCTTTCTTTGAGCACATGGGTTCTTTACAGAGCCAAGCTATTCGCATTACAGAAGGTGGCATGGACATGCGGCTCTCTTGGGACAGTGTGGCTACCGTAATTCGTTCTGGGCGCATTGGTACCAAAGGCAAAGCTAATTCATCTATCAACTCAGCTGCAAACCAAATGGTTTTTCGTGTGCAGTTTGACGAGGACAGTTACAAAGAAGTCACTGTTACAGGGCTGCTTCACACTAACTACGTCTACGAAGGTAAGACGGTTGAGACAACAGTGGCAGACACCTTAGAGGAGGGCGAGTACAACTTCATCATTCCCTTACACGCAGGTGTAGTAGAGAGCTTACCTACGATAGTACGGAACGAGCTTTACTTCGATGCAATGCAACTAGTGTTCTACAGCTACGAAGTGACTTATGTGGCTTGGTACCAGCAAGAGTGGTTCCTTAACTTAATTAAGATAGTGGCTGTAATCATTACTATTGCTTCAATTGGCACACTGGCAAGCGCGGGGTATGAGGCGTTTATTCTCGCCACAGCTGCAGGTGCGAGCACCCTAGCTGCGCTAGGTGTTGCGGCGCAAGTACTCATCATGCAAATACTTGAAGGGATGATTACATCATTCATATTTAAGTTGGTCTTGTCTCAGGTTGACCCTGACTTTGCAATGATCATGGCGACCGTCCTGCTTGTCTACGGTGGAATTAAAGGCTTTAAGGCAGGAGGCATCGTAGAAGGGTCGAATGCGGAGATGCTACTGAAGCTGTCAACAGGCATTACTAGTGGTGTTCAACAAAACTTGGCTCAATCCACCTTAGATCTTAAAAGTGAAGTAGACGCTTTCTCAAAAGACGCCGATGAAAAGATGGATGCGTTGGACGAGATTAATAAACAGTTTGCTTTAACAGGTATAATTGATCCAATGGAATTCATTATGTCTGAACCCATGATCAGTCTCAACGAGAGCCCTGAATCCTATTACTTCAGAACAATTCATTCGGGTAATGTTGGTGCAATGTCATATGACGCTATCACTAACTACCACAACTTAATGCTGGACTTACCCCAACCCCAACATACGTATATTTAGTGAGGAACACAATGCAAGACGATTCACAAAACCAAGGTACTCAGTCTAATCCTATTATGGATTTCATTAAGCAAATGACTGGCTGGGGCGGTAATCAAGATACTATGCCGCCTAATGCACTCCAACAACTTAACATGGTGCCTTATGCGCCGAAGGCACCCTCTTTTATGGATCAGGCGGGTATGCAAAACACTATGGGTAGCTATGGCTCAAACACAGGTTATCAGCCTACTTTAGGGGATAAATTGTTTGGCTACCAAGACGGTGACATGCAGTACGGTGCGATGGCCCCAGGGTTATTACAGGGTGCAGGCAGTATTGCACAGTCTATTCTTGGCTGGGGTCAATTGTCTGAAGCTAAGAAGCAAAATGCCTTTACACAAGAAGCTTGGCAAAAGCAGTATGACAATCAAACCACACTGACTAACGCTAGCCAGCGTGATCGACAGAGCGCACGCGTAGCAGCTGCCCCCGGTGCTTACCAATCTGTAGGTGAGTACATGCAACAGAATAAGGTGGGTTAACATATGCCTATTACTTGGAAGAACATTAACGCACCTGACTTTAGTAGCAGCAACGCTCTTATGAAATCTGGTGCAGAATCATTCACAGGTGGCTTAGACGCGTTAGGTAAAGCGGCAAAGACCTATGGCGATCAGCAAGAAGGCCAGCGTGTGGATTTACGTAATTCAAACACACAGCAGTTTCTTGATCAGATCGACCAGATGAAGAACATGGACAACTACAACAACCAAGCTGGTCAGTTTAGTCAATCTGCTTTGTCAGGTCAGAATGTGGATGCCAGTAAAATAATGGGGGCTTACGGTCAGCAGAAGACAGATATTCGTAACTTGATAAAAGGTGACAATGCTTTTGATACCAGCCAGTATAATAACACTGAGCGTCTTATTGGCATTAACGAAAAACCAATATTAACTGAGTACAACACTATGGTTGCAAATGGCGACCACGCGGATGCACAGACGTTTTATGAAACTAATAAGGACAAGGTACG